AGGTTCTTATCCGACAACTCACCATGTTCTTTGATGAGTGCGAGTGCAGCGCCATAACGTGCGAGGACAGAAGAACCGCCTGGCGCTTTGGCCATGATCTTCTTTAGATTGAAAACAAGACGATGGAATGCGGTGTAGTGATCACGTAGCGCTTCACGATTCTCGACAGTGTTGTCCGTAAAGTCTTTTCGTCTCTTGCCGTTTTCGTCTACAATACCTAACTTGAACGCTTCAGTATCTTCTACTGGTGTGACAAGAAGTTTCAGAAATCTAATAGTGTATACTAGATCAGCAGCACTTTTCAGTATCCCCATTAGATTCTCCGTATCTCTCTCATTCGATCCACTGCGAGTTGATCCATTTCGATCTCTGGATATCCATGCTCATCAATGGCTCTAAGGAAAATCAGAAATGGTTTCAGTACACTCCAGTGCTCTTGTTCTATTTTAAACTCAAGCATCTTCAATCCCGCAGGAAATCCGAATACGTTAAAAATCACAATCAAGTGATTCAGTATCAACCTCTCAGAAAGTTCACCGCTTTCCTTATAACGGTTCAAGAGTCTCTTGATATACTTGAACCGTTTGAGGTCTTCAAAAAATTGTTCCCCATCAATTGCCATTGGGGTATGATAATGCTTCGCAGCAAATATCATCAGGTTCTTACTGTTCAATTCCATAATATACCTTGTAAGGAATAAATTAAGTTTTATACCTTATATAGGATACTACGAAAGTTTTTCAATAAGAACTGCCTTGGTTGCATAAGGACTAACTTCCACACCAGTCTGTTCTGCCAGTGCAAGAAGTTGTGTCTTAGTCATACCTTCCAATGAAGAGTTACCGACAGGCGCTTCATGTAACATCTGAGGCGCTTCGTGTACGACCTGTTCAACTACCTGTTGAGGCACACCATTGTATTCCATGATGTCGATATCAGAAATACGTTGTGCCTTTAAGAGTTCTCCGGTTCGGGGATCAACCCACCCTCTACGAGTGGGTGTTGCATCCACGCACCATGCGGGAGGTGTCAGTGCCATTATTCATCTTCTCCTTTGAGTTCATTCACTTCGTTAGCAATTTCCCCCCAAGTCTTACCGGACAGAACATCCATGATCTTCTGTTGGTAAGTGCGTGTGTCTTCCTTTACAGGGTTGACAACATTCTTGTCACCAGCGTCATTGTCGCCGGGACGCTTCGGTGCAGGTTTGGTTGCTTTACCAGCAGCGAAGGTCTTCTTGTGACCGTCTTCTTCATCATTCTCAATTTTCTTGTCAGACTTGTCGTGTGCCTTTGCGAACTCCTTGGACTTAGGTGACTCTTTGTCAGTCAGTCCTTCGGGAGGAGTTGCACCCTTCTTGGGGTCAGCAGCTTCAGTCAGAGCGTCGATGAGTTGATCGATGTCTTCTTTAGACACAGCTCTCTCACCGATCTTAGAAATCTCTGCGGTCTTCTCACCAGAGTTAGCGGCAGGCTTCTTCTTCTTATCGTCTTTCTTATCGTCCTTACCGTCACGTGCGTCAATCGCATCGTCGGTTGCGGCACGGCGCTTGTGGAGATACTCATCGGAGTCATCCACGTCACCATCGTTGTCGATGTCCTTGTCCTTACGCTTTGCGAACGGCTTGTCGTTCTCTTTATCGTCTACAGGGTCAAGTTCTTTCTTTTCTTTTTTGGTGGCTTCTTCTACTTCGTGGTAACCTTTACCATCGCAGTGATCGCAACCTTCACCTTCACACTTAGGGCACTCTTCTTTAGACTCCTTAGCGTGTTTCTTTTCGGAGACAACCTCAAGATATGCCTCCATCATTTTTTTGATGTCTTGTGTGTTCATCTTAGGTCTCCGTTACATGAACCAGAAAAATTTAATCATGGCACCGCATACTGCAGTACCGACGATAACCGTAATACGGTTAATCAATTGGACAGTTCTGGCATTCTCATCCACAGTCCGTTGAAGGTTATCCAGCTTCTCAGAGAATCGATTCATCCTCTCAAAATGGTTATGGTTCTCCTTCTCAATAGAGAGAATCTTCTCCTCTGTACGAGCAAGAGAGACCATCGCATCTGCGAGTTTGTCGATTTTCAGTTCTATGCGGTCTAACCGCTTTGCCTGCGTTTCTGTTGCCATTACTTGTCCCATCGAAATGTAAAACTACGTTACTATTTATATATCTCTTATTCTCAAAAGAAGGTCACTATCACCTTTTATAACACGATGATAGGTCATCTTTGGAATCCTAAACCTGTCGCCAATATTTAAATCGACAGGTAACTCGTTGTCCAGTTGGAATTTCCATCCAACACAGTCTTCTACTTTAACATCACGATCATGCAGATCACGATGCCAAATTAAATCTTCCTCACGTATTTCCTTTCGAAATAAACGAAGGATGTCTCCGTTCATCATCTTGAAATCTACGTAGGGTTTACCAGAAGAACGATCCGCCACCACTCAACCCCAATTGCTTTGCGTATCGTGGTAGACGACATGCCCAGTAAGCCGCCTTCGTCTTGTCATTCTGTTGTGCACACTTGTGACGTGCTGCAAACGACTTCCGTGCCGCCGGGTCATTCAGTTTAACCTTCAGACCTGTCGTATCACCCCATGATACTTTTTTGATGTTTCCTGTGGACGGGTCTTTGACGTACACGTAGTACTTCTTCGGCCCACCCTTTTTTGGTTTGTTTAGTTCTGGTTGCTTCTCCTCTTCGAAGATGCAGTCCAGCGCAACGTGTTGACCATTGAACTCTGCGAACTCTCCAAGGTTAGACTCCATGATGTCTACCTCGTGGGGATCGATCTCTAGTTCACCCGCAAGGTATTCCTCACGTGCTTGTCTCCAGTACTCAAAGTACTTCTCCGAACCTACACGGTACGGATTCTCTTCTACTAGATTCGACTCTTGTCCACAGTCGCAGTGTTCGTGAAATGATCTCATGTGATATACGTATTGAGTTCGTAACGCTTGTTGTCCAGATTGGTCACCTGTACTGCAAGCATCTTACGCTTCTCGTCCTTTAACTTGAGAGTGAAACTGTTAGTCTTACCGTTGGACGGTTTGCGAGGGCCAGTTGCAACCTTACGATCAATATCGTCGGGGTCTACTTCGTAACCCTTCTTCTTCGCATACGCATATGCGGCAGCCATTGCATCTGAATAAGTCTTGTGGTAGAGAGGGTACGAGTCTTTCTTTTCTCTCAGTGCGAAGAAATCAACTCCTTCCTTCTGAGCGTGATATTCCTTACCCTTCTTGATGTATTCATCACGGGAAATCTTAGGGCCACCATACTCACGCATGATACGTCCACCCTTCCACATACCATGCTTCTGGAGGATTTGGATCACACCATCACGGGGGTCAGTGTCCATTGCACCAATAAACTTCTTCATCGCCATGAAAGTCTTGTCCTGCTTGTTTACGTCTGACTCTTTACCAAGTTGACGAACAAACTGACCGACTTTCATGAAGGATGACTTATCGATACCACCATACTTTTTCGCATAGTCATCGAATGCTTTTGCGACCTTGAAGTAGTCTACCGCTTCGTTCACAGACTCTTCAAATAGTTTACGAATCTCTGCGCCGGGAACATAGTCAGGCAGCATCTTCTCAAGATCATCGGCAGAAACATCTTTCATCTTAGCAACCTTGGGGGCAAACGCCTTCATGGTCTTGCTCTTCATCATCTTAGCAGCGATATCTTTACCTGCAGCTTCAGTCATTTCCACTTCCTCTTTGACGGGTTTACCACCCTTGGAAATGATGCCATTATATCCTTCTTTCTTCTTCCCGTCAAGGAATTTCTTTGCGGATGCCATGTCCATGAACTTAGTGACCTTGATAGGGCCTTTCTTGGACTTCGCATACTTGACCTCAAACTCAGGTTTAGCACCTTCCGCAACTCTCTTCGCAGTCGCAGTAGCGATGGCCATCTTCTTGTCCATCGGCATATCGGGATTGTCTTTCTCAATCGCCTTGGCGATCTCTTCCCTTTTCTTTTTCTCTGCGGGGGTGAGAGTCTTCTCACGCAGTTCTCTGAATTTCATTACGCTAAATCCTTGTCGTGGTTTAGATTACCCTTTTTCTTCTTAACGATGAACGCATTCACTCTTGCCATACCCCACTGCTGAGGTGTAGTGCCAGGCCGGTGACCCGTCTTCCACGCCGCAACACCACGGTCATAAACTTTCTTCAGAGTATCCACAGAGATACCTGACTTCTTAGACTTGGCGGCAAGACCATCGGGCCCTTCCTCCAAGTTACCTAGACTGTCCCAGAGTGCATAACGCTTCATGGTTTCGTTTCCCTATTCTTTTGTTTAGCACGTGCGATTCTTGCACGATCCAAGATTCGATCATGACGCTGCTTGTCCTGTTCTTTCTCCCGATCAATGTCTTTACGTGCAATCTTTACAGGATCGGACTCTTCGTTTCTTACTACCAAAGCAAGTGCCTTGGGATCAAGTTTTAATCCTGTCTTACGAATAATCTCGGCGGCATGGAATTCTGCACTATGCTTGTTACCCTTCTCTTTCGACATCTTATCACGGATGTATTTTGCGACCTGATCGTACTGACCTTTCTTAACAGTCTTAGACGCCCAACGAGAAATCATTTGACTTGTTGTCTCAGGGTTACCGTCCAAACGAGAGAAGATACCCTCAAAGGTTAACTCCACTCCCTCACTGAGTTGTGCGTCAGTATAGAACTTCTTCAGTTCACGGTTGAGACCAGAGAGCATTGCGGGTTTTAGGAGTTTGAAAAGAACACCCTTATCGGTGTTCCCAGAAAACTTCAAAACACCCTTCTTCTCATAGTTCTTAAGAATGTCTACGACCTTATCTTCATCCCTACCCAAGTTATCCATGCGGACGTGTACTTCTTTTTCATTTGCTTCGTTGTACATGTCCTTGAACGCCTTCGTATACTTCGAAGGTTTGGTCTTTGCAGTCTTATCTCCGGGCGCAGGTTTGTACGCAGATGCATCATCGTCTGCCTTCTTACCGTGCTTCTTGAAGTGTGCGTCCCGTGCAACCTTGGTAGACTTCTTCAGTCCTGCATGGTATCGGGCTGGTTGGGTTCCTTCTCTGTCTTTGATGTCGGGGTCTTGTCGTTCGACAAGTTCGACCGCATCCAACCATTTGCGTAGTCGAGTGCCGTCTGTGCGTTCGACGATAACGTAGTTTGCCCCGAGCATTGAAACGGTGGCGCATTCTTCAGTTTCTTTGATAACCACTGTATCACCGATGCCATACAGTTCTCCCTGTACATACTGTTCTCTTGTTTCTGAAACAGGAGCGAGTTCGATGTGATTCTTAAAGGAACGTTCTTCTTGAAGACCCATACCTCTACGCACGTCATTGAATAGTTTACGTGCATCCTTATCTGACATGGACTTGGGTACGCCTTGTGCGAAGGTAACGAAATCGTTCTTGGATGCGTTCTCACGTTGCTTAGATGCAGACATACCTTCCACACCTTCTGCATCCGGATCACGTTTACCCGCAGAGACAACTCTGATCGACTGGAAGTTGTAGAACCCGTGACGTGCCTTCTTACCGTTGTACTTGTTCAAAAGAACATCGAACTCACGCACACGGTCATCTCCGACAACCATTGTGACCTTCTTGTATCCCTGATCGTAGAGTCGTGACGCAACATCAAAAACGTTCTTAACGTCTTTATCGATCATCACACTACGTGCATGTTTGGGAAACATCTTACGCACGTGTTTAACTTTGTCTGAATATGAGAGGGGGTCTTTCTTTGGATTGGACACCTGAGACAGATACACCTTATAGTCTGCCTTGCCCGATTTGGTTGCAAGGGTATCCATCACTTTACCGTGACCGATAGTGGGAGGGTTCATTCTACCAAACGTAAAATAAACCTCACGCTCCTCTTCGACAAGGTATTGTGAGAAATTCTTAATCATCGTTTTTGTTCCCGCCACGCTTTCTTTCTTTTTCCATCTGACGAACTTTAGGCAACAGTTTCTTTGCCACTTTGTCAATCTTAGGTTTCATCTTATCTAGACGCTTCTCAATCTCTTGCCTACGTGCAAAAGAGAGTTCCGCCTTGGGAATGTTCTTGGTCAGTTTCTTGAAGAACTGCATACGTGCTTGCTTCTGTGCACGTTTCTTGAGTTTTTCCGATGACGCAAATTTGCGAGCCGCTCTCTTACGACCAACCGCAATCTTTGCTTTGTTCTTCTTCATCGCACGTGCGAGTTTTCGGCGGGCAGCGAAGTCTAACGCTTCCCCAGTGTTACCTGTGGGGATGTGCTCCTTGCGTTTCTTCGCATTATTTGCAAGTTGATCATCACCAGTCATGGTGTAATCGACGTTGTTGAATTGTTTAAATCCTAATGGCTTTGCCACTATTAATTCCTCGTTGGTTTGTCCCATCCCTTAAGAATATCTGATGAAAAGTTGTTGTATGAAAACTCCATACGATCAACCAATTTCACCGCATCACCACCTAGTTTGTCAATCGCAACGTAACCTTCTTCTCCGGTCACCTTATACCCTTGCGTAGTCTTTACGAAGGTGTCGATCTTCTTCAAACTATTTAATTTATTTATAAGTTTCATCTTCG